GCAATCTGCCGAGAGTTGATCTCGTAGTTGTACATCTTCTTGATGTCTTTCGTCCATTCCTTCTCTTCGGGCGAAAGTTTGCCATCCCAGTACACCTTGTAGATGTCTGACTTGGGATCAGCCATGTACAACTGGTTACGCCACCAGCCGCAGAAAATCGCTTTCTGTGTTCGCGCACGTTTGGCAGTTGTCCACATATCGTGAAACATATTGAAGCCTCGCGCCGTACTCTCGAACATATAGTAGCGAAGCGGGTTGGTTTCAGCCAAAGACGCAAGCAGAGAAGCCAAGCCTTCCTCGTCGCCCCATGAAGACGTTTCCGTGCCATGCAAGAAGGTAATGCCCTTGCCTCGACCCAATCCACCTTTGGCTCTTGTGCCTGCCACCTGATAGAACATCCGACTTCTGTTTTGCAGTACCAACTGATTGCGGTTGTGGCTCATCAGCGGAATCTTGTACTGCTTTGGCAGGCCATCCATGTACATGGACAGCGTACTTCTAAACTGCTCTCGGTTCTCTTCGGTATCCGTCGTTAGCGTTCCCTGCATACCGGGATGTATGAAGTGCCAGTAAAGGTCAAGCGCCAAGGAGATCGTGGTAATACCAAGCTGACGCCCTTTCAGTACCACAAAGAAATGGATGTCATCTTGCAGACCACGCGCTACCTCATCCATGACATAAGTTTGGGTGCCAAGCAGTCGCTCACCCAAGGTGATCATGCCTTGTTCTTTGGACTCAATCCTTAACTGGCGGCAGAAGCGGTAGAAGGCCTTGCGATCAAACTGCATGGATGGTGTATCCGTAGTGATTCTCAAACATGGCAAAGGCTTGTTCCTCGCCCATGATTTGCTTACGCTGCTCTTCAGTCAACTTGTAGAGCATCTCACCGTTGGATAACAACTGTCTAAAGCGGCTGTGATGACCAAATATCTTGGTCGAGTTCATGCCATTGTGAATGGGGCCAAAGTGTTCGAACGAAAAATACTTAGCCACTTCCAGCGGCGCATACTTCATCCCCGCCTTCTCCAAGGCAGGACGCAAGAAGCAGGATATCTGCACATCCTCGTTGTTTAGAACATCCTCTTTGAAGTAGCGGCGCATGATGCCGTGCTTGGTTGGCGCTTCCAAAAACTTCTTACTACGCAATGAGAAGCCACCGTTCTGCACAATCAAGGCACCTTTGTAGTCCTTACCATCCGTACACCATTGGTAAAGCGTTGAGAACTCGCCACTGGGCATTAGGGCTGCGTGACTTGGGCCGCCCACATAGTCATAGTCAAACCACTCATCATTCCAATTCTTTGCATCCAACGCCCAACCATCGTGCTGCACAATCAAGGCGTACTCAGTGTCGATGTAGTTATGCAGGCTATACATCACAAACTCGGAGTAGCCCTGATAGTCCAAGGGCGCACCAATGATCTTCTGGTGCATCTTGGTAATGTCTAACTCGGTGTTGGTAATCAAAAGCGACTTGCAGCCGGGCAGAGCCTCGGCAGTCTTTCTCAATGCTGGCAGCGCAACCTTTCCCCGACCATCGCCATAAATGGCAACTACTGTAATGTCTTCAAAACTTTTTTGTTTTACGTCGCTCATTCTCAAAGCCCTCTAAGTTCCAATTAGCAATCCTGTACCGCGCCTCGTAGTCTTTAGCCACAGCCAGCAACTCTTTTACGATCTCAGGTCGAAACGTCTCTTTCCAACCGGCAACCAAAGCACGCTTGGCAGCAGGCGTTGATGCGGCTATCGCCTTCCTCATCTGATCCCGCAAGACTGTCCGCGAAAGCAACAGCTCCTCCTTGTAGCGGTCAGGACTGTCCATCTGCCTTTTGCGCCAAAGCTTTGATCTCATGAATCTCCAATCCAAACGCATCGTGGATTCCCAATATCAAACTCGCACTAACCGGCAAATGCCCATGCCGCACCCGGCTGACGTAACTCGACCGCACACCCAACTCCCGCGCTAACTCCCGGTCATTTCTCAATTGGTAAGTATCCAGTAGATAGTCAAACAACCTAAACGGCTTCCGATTCCAATCTGCCTTTTCCATAGCCCCTCCCTATTCAATTCGCCATACCCGAATACCGTCACCCTCCCGACGGCACACAAACTTCCTCTCCAACCGCTTACCCCTAATCCGGTTGTAATTGCACAAGACATTCATATTCCCACCCGGCACAAAAAAACTCTCCCCCACCTGCAAAGCCTCATGCGGGTAGTTATGCCGAACCTTAACTTCAGGCATCGGTACATCGCTATCTATTTCATACATTCGCACCTCCGTTAATACAGTAAATCAACTGTATCACAAATAGTGGAGGGAGAAACCGAAATTTCCTTGGGGCGGGGAGGGAAATAGGGCGCGCAACCACGGAGGGTCAAGACCCATCGCATTGCCACAAAGATAACTACACAATCCCTATCGCCTGCCCGTTACCAATAGATCAGACCTATGCCATTGTCATAACGTCAATTGCATGAATGGCACCCTTAACCCTTTGTCAATTGACCAATAGACAATATTGCATGGAAAACAACCCCTCTACCCCTTGTTAATAAATATGCAAGGGAGCGAGGATTGACAATATATGAACATTTACCCATGTTCCCGCTATATATGGAATAACCATATATCTACAAGTAAACGATAACGTATATATCTATATATATATAGGTGAATCCCCTTGAGTTAATTTGTGAACTCATCCTATAATTAATCCGTACACATAAGTGTATTTCCTAATTAACAATACAGGGGTGAATGATGAAAACCGCATACGTTCAATTTGTAAAGCTGGCACTACGCAAGGGCTATACCGTCTCAGTATTTGATGGCGAGGAATGGCAAGTAAAGCGCTCACCATCATTCAATGCCATTTGCGAAGCAATTAAGTCAGTAGAGGAAGCGCAACTAAGAGTTCGTGACGCTGAAGGTAAGGTAGTGGCATGGGCGCTTGTTTCCGCTTTTGGCTTGGAACCTGATGAAACCGTGGTTGACTACTCAGTGAATGAATTCACTAAGGAATTCGAAGATACCTGCTACTGATCAAAACCGCTTGCCGGAGCGTTTCCGGCTTTCCTAACCTAACAGGGGCTAACAATGCAAACATTTCCAGATAACGCACCAGCGGGTTTCGCTTCAAATTACCTGTATCAAGACAGCGAATTACTTGCGACAGCGATTAAAAACCTGCGCACAGGCCGCTACGGTAGCTTTGCGGCAAGCATAGGTGATGCTGCTAATGTCGCAGATAACGCAAACATTCAGCGCATCATTAAGGCATTTCCAGAACTATTCTGGATTGCTTCTGAACTGTAATTTTTCCTAATCCTAAGGGGCTAAACATGAAAATCGACATTGCGCAGCAAATTACCGACAGAATCATTTCCGAGCTAGAAAAAGGGGCTACGCCGTGGGTGAAACCTTGGCGTTACCTGAAACAACAACCAGGGCAAGGAATGCCGTTCAATCCGGCTAGTGGCACTGTTTACAGGGGCATCAATCACTTTTGGCTGTCAATGCAACCCTTTGCAGTTCCTTACTACGTTACTTTCAAGCAAGCGCAAATGCTCGGCGGCAGTGTCTTAGCCGATCAAAAAGGAACGCCGGTTGTCTATTGGAATGTTCACCGGCGGGAAACAATTGGCGACAAGGGCGAATCAGTCACTTCCGCCTATGCCTTTATCAAACACTACTATGTTTTCAATATTGAACAATGTTCCGGTATTGAATTGCCTGCAATGCCTGAGATTCCAGAAGTAGATTGGAACCCTTGCGAGCAAGCGGATTCGATTGTTTCTCGCTTGCAATTATCAGGCGGTTTAACTCACGCAGGCGATTCCGCTTATTACAGGCCGAGCAGTGACGCCATTGTGATGCCACCACAAGCGGCATTTGATTCTCGCGAGAACTATTACGCAACCCTGTTGCACGAATCAGTCCATGCAAGCGGACACGAAAAGCGATTGAAGCGCATCACTCCGGCTAGGTTTGGCAGTGAAAATTATGCTTTTGAGGAATTAGTTGCTGAACTTGGTGCGGCTATGCTTTGCGCAAAATGCGGCATTGATGGGGATTTACGCCATGCCGGATACATTGAGAACTGGTTGCAAGCATTGCGCAATGATAAGAAATTCATTCTCTCAGCCGCAGCAAAAGCGCAGAACGCGCTTGATTACTTAACATGCGAGCAAGTGAACGAAACTGAGCAAGTAACAGAAGCAATAGCCGCCTAAAACCTGACTGTAAGCCGCCTACGGGCGGTTTACGGGCGTGTTTTAACGCCGTTTCCTAACCTACAAGGGGCAATTATGCAAATGCTTAACAAAACATATGGCGAATTCAATCAAGAAAGTGACGGAAGATTATCTGGTCATGTTCTAACAATCAACGACATACGCCGAGACGGAAAATTCTCTGTGACTCATTCATTCGGCAGCGGCAAGCGGATTAAAAAAATCTATACAAAAGAACAATTAACGGAGCAAATTAACAAATTAACTTCAATGGTGAACTAATGAATAATTTCAAATTGGCTTGGTTTGAAGTAGTAACCAGTAGCGGACAAAAATTCATTCTTGACGCTGAAAGTGAAAAAAAACGAGCCGAATTAGCAGAATTAGCAGGCCATAAGGTTACCCCTCTTTATTACTTAATTGATAACGAAGGAAAAAATGATGCTTGATACTATTCTTGAGATTCTCGGCGGTTTACTTGGTCTTGCTGTTATGTGGGCTTTTCTTTTCGTTCTTCTGTCATTCTAAAATAAGCGTTTTAAGCCGTTTTCCCTCAGGCCGGTATCCTTACCGGCCTTTTTCTTTTTCTCGCCTTGTATCCCCCTTAAAACCCTTTTAAACCGCATTGCTACCAGTGCCAGCCAATCCGCTTTTCAAAAACCCCCTATGCAAAACTCAACCCTAGCTTGTTTGGCAACAAATGCAGGTTCATTCCTTTGACATTTGAATCTGCCAAAAAAATCGGAAATCATGTTTCCAAATTGACACGCGCCTACCTATATCTGTAGTAACCGTATAGATTTAGAAACCGTATAGGAAAGTAAACGTATAGTCTTAGTAAACGACTATACCTATAAGTTTTGAGAGATAGATGTTAGAACGATAGACCCTCGTATAC